GAGCTACACTCAATTGAGATGAAGACATTTCGACGATCAATAAGTCGTTTAAGTTTGCCATATCTATGGTTTATCTATTTTTATTATATATCTACTTGTATTATGTAATTATCTTAATATCTTTAAATGCCTGCTAAAGGATCTTCCTCTCCGCCACCAGCATCTGCTTCGGCTTCTTTCTCTTCTTCCTTCTCTTTCTCAGCGTCCTCTGCTGATTTATCCAAATAATAGGCTACTAGAATGTCCATCTCACCTTCAGCGAAAGAGTCCACTCCATACTCTCTATAGAAGTACTCTTTGAATTCGCCCTCTGTTTTAGAAGAAGTAATAACTCCTAAAATTTCAGCGGATTTAATTACAGGGCCAGCATCTAAAGATAGGTCTTCGACGTAAATTTTAGAGTCTTCTCCTGCCTTCATGGCGTCCTCTGTTATGAACTCCTCGAAGGTTCTAATTATTTTAAAATCGTTTTTCATAAATTATATATCTCTTTTTCTGTCGAATCTAGGTTAGAGTGCGTTTGGGTCTTCCTGTTCAGGCTCCTCTGCATTATCTTTAGCCTCCTTGGCCTTATATGCTTTGTTGGCTCTAATCTCGTCGTCAGTCAGTTTCAAGTATTTAGTTACTAGATATTCTTGGTCGAAATAGTATTCTTCTTCCATAGTTTCTGGGTTGGTTGTCATCAGAGAGTCTCTCATACTTGAGATAAAGTCTAATCTCAACTGCATGATTTCCTGCTCTTTTAACTCTGCGAAGACATTCTCTTCATTATATCTTAGTGCTACCTGAGTTTTAAACTGTGGATCGTCCACAAACTCTGGGTACTTAAGACACATTTGAATATACAGAGGTTTTACTAGTATCTCTTGGAAGATTGATCTTAGACGCTTGATAAACTTACCAAACTTAATCTCATCTCTTACCATACCATCACCAGCTAGGGCGTAGTCACCACCGTCATCTTCGTATAAGAATCTGTTGTAAGGAATTTTTGAAACCTCTTTTAATTTATCTGAGAAGTATTTAAGTGCTTCAGTGTCCGATAGATCTGGACCTTCACCACCAAGGGTTTCAATCTCTGGTTGCTCACCGTCTTTCGAAGGTAACCAATACTCTTTACTAAACTGTAACATTGGTTTACCGTCTGTAGCCAGTGTACCAGACTCGAAGTCAAAGTCAACGACTTCTTTATAGTTATTCATCAGCTGTGCCAATGATTGTTTTGCTCTTGTTTTAGATTTACCACCAACAGGGATAATAAACTTCATTCTGAATGAAGCGTTCGTTACTGCCCATACCACTCTGGTGTGTTCCATAATTCTTAGTAAGTTAAAAGATCTTACTAGTCTCTCAACGTAACTAACTCTTGAAGCAGTTGAAAGGGAAGAATATGAAATGTAAATAATCTGAGAATCATAGAGTACTCTCTCCTTTGTAGGTTCGTCTTTGTATTGAATCCAAACTTTCTTACCGTCGTCTTTATTGTAACCTGGCATTAGAGTAATTGGATCGATCTCTTTAAAGCCGATAATCTCTTTTTGGTCTGGGGAATAAATTATCTCAAATGATAGATAACCATCTACTAAGAATTTTCTAAAGAAATACCAAGCTGATTGCTCGCCGTTAAATCCAAAGTAGTGATAGATTTGTCTAAAGTATTTGTTCAGGTCTTTAGTAACCTGGTCTGAGACATCAAGTCCCATAATTTCTGGCTGACTGAAGAAATTCTTGTCGTCATATACAATTGCCTCATCACAAAGAATATCTAGAATGTCCTCTACCTCATCGTTCATTGAGAATCTTCTCAACTCATCTCTCTTACCTGGATAGTCAATGTCGAAGAAAGGTACATTCTTCTTCATATTGATGTCACCCATTGATAGTGCAGCGAACGCACCATAGATGTCATCGTTATCTAAACCAAATGGATTAATACCTCCAACTTGGTTGTAGCCGAACTGATCTTCCATAGGACCAATAGCCTGCGACTGTCGTAGGACTAGGTCATCATATCGCATACCAAAAGAACTTAGTGTCTTCAATGCATTGGAGAGACTAAATGGTTGACGATTTGAACTTAGTGGTCCATTTCTTTTATCGGTAAATCCTGCCATAATATAGTATTATTTCTGTTTTATATATCTTATTTTCTGAGGTGGTTTCTAAACATTGCTCTAATCTGACCCACTGTCGAGTTATTTAACTCAATGAAGTCGCAAAGTGCAATTCTGGCCCAATTTTCGTATGATACCACCTGTTGTTGTGATTTACGACTTGCCTTATATTGTCTAATAGCAAAATCAAAACCAAAACGTTGTAAAAAATTCTTTGCTCCAGCATAACTAAATGCCAATGGAGCCTGTGCTCTAGCGTTCTCTTGTTTACTACCTCTAGTCTGACCTTGAATATATTGTTCATATTGGTCGTATACAAAATCTAGTAGGTCTTCTTTAAGAGGTACTGGTAACATGTTTAAATTAATACCCATATCATTACCAACATCTGATGGGTCTAACGCTAACACTACTGGATTACTGTCCCACCAAAATGCTGAGACTGGATTCTCGTATCTAAACACATATATCTTACCTGGCTCAAATCTTCTAGCAGATCTAGAGACTGCTTTTTCTCTAACAGATTTACTTGAAGTTTGAAACCACTCTTCAGCTGCCGCGGCAGCTCTTCTTTTACCACCAGCATCTCTACTTAATTGACGTATCTCGTTTTTAACTGTTCCCATTACTTAAGTGTTTTTTCAGTTAGAACAATAAACCTCCATCCCCTATCTTCACACCAAGCATTGGCATACGCATATTTGTCTCTATTTTTAACATATTGTTCTGCTAAAAATTTATATGAGTTGAGTGCTTTCTTAGATTTTGTTTTTGGAGGAAGTGGTTTTTTGATTTGAGCCGATGGTTTTATTTCGACTAACCACTCAACAGGGCCTTCATCGTCTGTGCCCTTGGTCTTCATATAGAAGTCTGGGTAATACGTGTGTTCTTTCTTGTCCATTGTAGACCAGTACTTAATCTTAACTGGTTCACTAGACCATTTTAATACGTTATCTTTTGTGTCACACATAATCATAAACTTTCTTTCCCAAGAGGAACGAAAGATGATCGGAGTTGGTCCGATATATCTGTCAGGATTTTCTGGGTTGAAATAGCCTTGTACGAATCCTGAGTTACCACTGGGTTTTAAGTTCTTAATCGACATTAGATGTTAAACATACCAGAATCACCATCACCATTTTTAGTGTTAATACGATCCATGGACATTGTATTTTTATACTTAGTAGGATGTAGTTTATTCCACCCTTTAGCATAACCACGTTTTGCTATCTCCGTAAAGTAAGCAAATGCATTTGTGTATTTTGGATTAAAATTTCTCCAATACTTCAGCAGATCTAATATAGCAAATTGTAAACAATCGTGTTTATCGTCTTGGTTTAAATAAACTAATCTATTTATTGCTCTTTCTGCCAGAAGTATTAACATTTTCTCTGCGTCGGGCGTCAGCTTGTCTGCCTCTAACGAGAGCACGATCTGATCGTAAAGATCGCGGTTGTTTAAATAGTTCTTTTTTCTTGGCACTGTTTAATTTCTAATTGATTATCAATTATATGAAAAAAAGCCCATTTGTTTCGAAATGGGCTTTCTAATTCTAGAATAAAGTAAAATAACGTTTATACGTTGTCTTCTTGTGAAATATTAATCTTGTACTTTTCTACTCTGAATGGTTTGTTTTCTACAAATACAGTTAGAATATCATTCTTACCTGCTTGATTAAATTCGACAGCGTCAACTTTAACCTGTGCGTCTTCTGGTAAACCGTCAACCTCACCTTTTAAAGATGCATTTACATAACCATCCTCAATACCTAACTCTTCTTCTTCTAAAACCTTTAAATCTGCTTGAACCTTTTTAATCTCTGTTTCAATTAAATTATCTGCAGCTTTAATATCTGGTAAATTTCTGTCAGCTTCTGCTAGTCTACCTCTTTGGTCGAATAGGAAAGATAACATCTCTTTATAGAGTGCAACTTTCTCTAATTTCATCTTAGTAACGTTAGAGGCAGATTCTAATAAGTCGGAAAACTGTTCTGTTACGTCTGCACCAGTCTCGGTTGCGACATACTCAACAGCAGCGTCTGCTAATAGTTGTTGGAATTTATCTAATTTAGTATCTTCGTTTGTTCTGTAGACATAGGCTTTATTCTCAGCTCTCATTGCTAAAACTGTAACTTGACCAGATTTAGACTCTGTTAAGAAATCTAAAACTTTAAAAGTATCAAAGTTCTGAGCTGCTGTTTGGAAAAGCTCTAGTAAAGCTTTATCTTGGTATTTGATATAGCCTATGTTAAAATATCTCTCTGATAATCTCTCTTCAGAGCCCATTGTCACTTCAATGTTACCTGCAAAGAATTTACCTGATTCTTTATTGTATCTAAAGTTGATAGCAACTGCGCTTGATTTAGACTCTTCGATTTTAGCCTGAGTTTCAACTAATTCTTTAGTTACCTCTGTTAGAGCTGGGCCTTTTAAACCAGATACTCTTAGCTCTTTAGCTTGAGCCTGTAAGAAAGCTTCTCTCTCGTTTAGGTCTATTAATGTATCAAATGCTTCAGTAGCACCTTCTTCTACTTTAGATATTACTTGTTTTCTATTGTAATCATATAGGAAAGAGATACCTTCTCCGTTAATCTGGAAAGATTTATTAGCAGCAACTAGGCTCTCGAATAAATCGTTAGTCTCATTAACTTTCTCAATGTGATTACCTGTAATTTTGAAGTTAGCACCTGCAGCGTGGAATAGGAAACCTTGTCCCTGCTCTAAAATAGGAGATACTACTTCTTTGTTTATTGAATTTGTCATTTGCAAATTATTTATGTTTTCTTATACTATATATCATCTAAATTTCCTTTCACAGTCCAGTTATCACCGTATAGCGCTGAGTTAGCGTCATCCTTAGGTGGAGTGGTAATATTACTGTTTCCAAAGGTAAAGATTCTGTTAGATTGTTTTCTACGTCTAGATACTCTCTTAATCTGAGTCTCTGTGTTCTGTAGATTACCTAAAGTGGCTGCAATTGCTGGATCTGAGCAGCTCACGCCATCTTGAGTTTTAATCCACTCTGTACCATTTGATTCCCATTTAGCAGGCTCATAGCTATCATAATAAATATTAGGTGTGAAACCTGGATCCATGAAACCATTTGGATCGCCATAGTCGCCACAAGTAGCGTTGGCATACATAGTCCTAGTGAATTTTCTATAAGTGTCTTCTTCAAAGTCGAATGAAGGAATAAATGAATTAATCTCTAATGAGAAGCTGACCTTATGATTAGCTTTATCATCAAAAGAGTATTCGATTGGGCGTTCTTGCTCGTAGTCCTCTGGCATCATATACTCAGATGAGATTCTATAAGTACCCTCCTCTAAGTGACCAGCGTCTACATGGTAGAAATTGGCCTTGTACATTTTCTTCACGATAGCCTCAGTGACTTTAAATAAGTCTAACTGACTAGATACTAAAATCTCAACGTCAACACCGATCACACATGGTATCATCTCAAACTCAGCGACGTAGCCTTCCATTAGGCCTTGCTCGTTCATCATAGAGTATTGTCCCATGTTTCTCTTGTTAACCAATTTACCAGGGTCAACTGCAAAAGAAGTTAGATTAACAATACCTCTTGGCACTTTGTCATAGTTACCGTCTGCGAAATCACCATCAGGGTCACAGCCTAGTCCATTGACATTAGAGAATAAAAAGTTATCTTTTAGGAAATTCTCATCACCAGAGACTGCGTAGAAGAAAGGTACATCCACCTCAACACGCTCATCGTTACTAATCTGTCTGTGAAAACTCAGTTTACCATTTAGATCTGCAAGCAGTCCAATGATAATGTGTCTGATAACTGAGTCGTCTTTGTTAAATTTTAAATTGTATGTAGCCATAGAGTATATATCACCCTTTACTGGTAACAAAAATGGCCAATATTTCTATTGGCCATTTTGCTTTTTATAGGTTAAATTCTATTATGGATTTTCATTACAATCAGCTGTTGGTGGAGCTGTGTTGTATGTGATTTGATTACCTGCGTTGAAGTTAGTCACATTAGATTCACCTATCACGTTAACTATTTTATCTCCTTCTGGGAATAAAGAGGCTACACCTGCACTCATGATACCGTTTGTTAGATCGTATGTCGCTGGAGCAGTCCATTCAATAAGAGGTCTTGTAGTTCTAATTTGAACCTCAGTAGTTGTTGAACAAATTGTACCGTAGATGTAGTTATATGATACAGCTGCTGTCGTAGTCGTAGTTGCTGCTACATAGTTAAAGTTAGTATGGTAGTCTAGGTTTGCGTCTGCCCAACTTTTCCATACATCGGCACTGTCACCTGATGTTGGAAACGCACCGTTGTTTAGTACATTACCAGCTGCTTCATTCTGTTCTTTAATATCTGTGATAGCTGCTATAAACGCATCATTAGTGTCACCACCTTTAAATCTAATATATGCATTCACTTCTTCTCCTAATGTATCAGGAGATCCTTGTGGTGGAGCTGATGTTTGTGTACCGATCTTAGTAGTTAATTGTGGAGTACCTTCATCGTTAGTAACTAGATATGCGATAAACCATGTAAATCTAGATTCATCAATACCGTTAATCCACTGTGTATCTGCTAGAGTAGGAGTGAAAGCGTATGCTTGTTGATTAGCAACATACATTCTACCTGTTACACCTGCACTAGTGTAGTTTGGCTGTGCGGCATGGATGGTTGTACCATGAATAGCACCGAAAATTCTTGAATTAGTAGCTGTAGCCATAATTGTTTAATATGTTTTGTATTTTTATTATATATCTTCTTTAATCTATACTTTCGATCGTAAACTTAGAGAATCCGTTCTCACGATAGATTTGAATCTTTTTATCAAAGATCTCATGCGGTAGCACAGAGTGGTTGATTACAAAAGTATTTATCTTATGTTCTTTAATAACTTGGTTAAGTATCTTAAGAATATTGTAGACTCCATCATGGTCTACTGAAGATAATAGCTCATCTAAGAATAGAAGATTTAATTGTGGGAATCTCAACTTTAAGATTTTAATGATAGCAACAATTACGATAAAGTCTGCTTTCTTACGCTCTCCAGTTGAAAGTGTAAGTGGATTAATATCTTCACCTAAGTGATTAATAATACAATTAAACTTCTCATCGAATCTAATATGGAATTGTAAGTGCATGGTTTGAGCCATGGCAGCGATATTAGTATTAAGTCCTGGTAGAATAGTTTTTACTGCCAGATTCTTTACACCATCTTCACCTAAGATCTGCTCAACGATTTCCATAAAGTTATAGTCACCATTTAACTGGTCTCTATTTGCAGATTTCTCTGCTTCTTTCTCTTCAAACTCTGCAATTAGATTTCTTAAGTGATCGAAGTCTGCTCCTTCTGGAGTATCTTTTAATTTCAACAACTCATCTTTAAG